GAGCGGCATGCGCTCCCCCTCGTTCGCCTTGGCACGAGTGAAAAAGTCACTCGGTTTCATGCGATGTCCTTACGGTGCCGGAATGCGGGTGATGGTGATTTCAGTCGAGACGGCCGGATCGTTGAACGCCCGGTAGTCGTAGCTCTGAATGATTGGATCGTCGCCGCTGCCTTCCTCGGCGGACGTGGTCAGCTTGGCTTGTGTCATGCTGATTTCGTAACTGTTGTCACCGTCGGTCAGGCTCACGACCAGCGGTGTTTTCGTCTCGCCGAGGTATTTGTCCTTCAGGCGACTGTCCTCGATGTAGGCGGACAGGCTGCCGGAGACATTGATACGGCCCAGCTTGATGTCGTAGGCGTCGCGCGAGAACAGGCGGTAAATCGCTTCCATGCCGTTCTCAAGCGTAATGCTCAGCGCGGTCGCGTGGTTGAGGCCGGTACCGCCCTCGAACAAGGAACCTTCGAACGTGGTCATCATCACGGTAATGGTTGGCGCAGCGATGGACTCGGTGACGTTGTCGAAAACGTAGGCCTCTTCCTTCTTGCCGATCAGCGAGAAGGTAACGCCGATCTTGCCCTGCAGCGGGCAATCGATGGCGACGGTCCCGACTTCGCAGCCGCGATAGATCAGCCAGCGGCCAATGTCCTCGTTGTGCTTGAGGACGGCGAAGCGGCGGCGAGTCGAGCCAGTCTTCAGCGTGCCACCGGTCGCGATCGTAACGGAGGCGCCTGCCAGCTCATCCACCAGTGTGACGGCGGCGCCAGCCAGGTCGGTGACGGTGATCTTTCCGGCTGCGACCGATGCTACTTTGAACTGGCCGTTGTTCGCGGCAGTTGCGAAGCCGCTTACCTTGATGACGTCGCCAACCGCAAAGCCGGCGGTCACGAAGCCCGAAGCGGAGTCGTTGAAGCTGTCGTCTGCTGCTGCGACAGAGACGGTCGTGGCTGTGCGGGTCTTCACCTGCCAGGCGCCGTGGAAAGCCGCCTCTAGCAGCATATCGAAGGTGCCGTAGGTCAGTTCGGCTTCGAGATCACCAGTCACGCTGGAGACGCCGCTGCGCGATTCGGCCATGTGGCGGCCCGGCAGCATCTCGTCCGATTCCAGCTCTTCAACGGATTGAGTCAGGCCGTTGTTGATCAGGCGCAGCGGAATCCAGGCGACAGCAGGGTCCAGCGCACCGCCGTCGCCCTCGATCTTGATGTACGTGTTTTGGTTGACGCCTTGTGCATAGGGCATTTGCTATCTCCAGAAATGCAAAAGCCCGCTCAAGGCGGGCTGCGGTGTTTCGGGTTGTGGTTACGCCGGGAATGACCAGGCGGTGCAGTAGATGCTGACGCTGACCGACTGCCAGACGTCTTCTTGGCGAATCTGAGAGCGCTCAGCGCGGCGGATGAGTACGCCCTGGCCTTGGTAGTCGAGGCGCTTGCCGGAGGCGAAGAAGGCCAGCAGCGTGTCAGAGTCGGTCAGTAGCCCAGCGTGGCCGGTGTTCTTTGGGTGGAACAGGTCAATCTGCAGAATGCCGGTCCACTCTTGGGCCGCATCCTTGCCTTGTGCTGCAGGAGCGCGACCAGTAGGCAAACCCGTTAGGCGCGCCCAGCTTTGGCCGGTCGGCGGCGTGAAGCTCTTGCCCTCGAAAGCCGTCCGCGCATTAGGCATTACCCCGGACGCGCCGTAAGCCGTCACTAGCGCTGAGTGGATCTTGGATTCGGACATGATCAGACCTTGTTGTTGCGGATGGCTTTCTTCAGGTTGCGCTCAATGCGGTCCATGTTGCGGCGAACCATGCCCTCGGGCGCTTTCTGCGATCCGCCGTTTTCGATGAACTCGGCGTAAGGCATGGTGTTGCTGATATAGGTCTCTTGCCCTGCGCCTGCGGGCGTGTTCGCGGCGGCCTCGGCCATTGCTGACTTGCCGCCTTTATCGACTCGCCCATTCTCGCCAGACGCGGGCTGACCGACAGTCGTTTGCCAGTCTCCTCTGAGGCGCCCATCTTTTACGGGCGTATCGCGGATGATCCCATTGAACAGCGACAGGGTGACGGCACGGACAATGCCGTCGCTCGACTCGCCAGCCCTTACAGCGAACTTCCGAACGTCATCAGCGAATGCCATCAGCGCCTGCCTTGGATCTCATACACCAGCGGCGTACCGGCTGGGTTGATCTCCTTGATGTTGACGATGGTCCAGGTCGCGCCGTCGGCTATTACGGTCGTGGTGAGCGTCGGCGGCGTGAGGCCTTGAGCTGCGACGAGGATCTTCTTGTCACCCTGCTGGATGACTGTGCCCTCGGCATAGCTCATGCCGGCCTGTTGCAGTGCGTAGTCTTGCAGGATGGCTTGTGCGGGCTGGTCGACGGTCGTTTCCGGCGTCGATCCACCAGTTACCGGGTCGTACTCGCCTGGCACCGTGTCGCGGAGGGTGATGGTCTGCCCGAAGCGCTCTATCAACCGCAGAGCGGTGGCAGCCATGCGGTCGTAGAACTGAGACATTTCACGCCCTCACGGCAAATAGGCCACGCTTGACCAGGTAGTCGGCGAACTGCGCCCGGCTTGGGCGATCTGGTGCGGCCGGCAACAGATAGCCAGACTTGTTCTCGGCGTACTGCACGTCGACGGCGCCCTCTACCCGCTCACGGATCACTGCACCCTGTCGCTGACCTGGCGGGTCGATGTCTTCCGCGTGAATCTCGGCAGCCAGGGCCATCTGGCCGTACTGGATGCGCGCCGGGATGTAGGCCGACGGCAGCACTTCACCGTCAAGCTCGACATCAGCACGAGGCCACGCAAGAGCCTGCGCAGCGCTCGCTTTGCGGCCCTTCCAGCCCATCAGCTGCATCTGTAGTGCGGAACGACGCAGCAGCGCCTCCTGAGCCTCTACAGTGGCTGGAACGGTCACGCCGTAGTTCGCGGCATAGCTGACCAGCTCGGCGGCCGTGGCGTAAGACTCGCTATCGGGCTTTCCCGTGCCGTCCTCAGTGATCAGTGCCATGCGTTATTCCTTGGCCCGGGCTCGCCGTGGCTTGGTCGGTTCTTTTGGCTTCGTCTCGCCTTGCTGCGCGACCCTGCCTGAAATCTGTTCGTTGTACATGCGCTGCAATCGCAGCTGTTCAGCAATTGTCATCTGAGCCTCCAAGATGGCCCCCAGCAACGGGGGCCGATCCGTTTAGCCGTTGGTCACGAGGAAGGCCAGCGGGATGTTCTTGCGATCAACCACGCGGTCCCACACAGCCGCAGTAGCCAGCTCGGCCAGCGAGAAGGACTCCGCAGCCGGGGTGCTGGTGTTCTGGAAGCCGAACGGGTGGCAGATCCAGGTCTTGCGGGTCCACAGGGTTTCGATACCGCCACCGTTGCCCTGAGTCGCCTGACGCTCAACCTCGACCGGAACCTTTGGCTGGCCGTTGCCGAAGCCGAAGGCGCCTTGACCGAACAGAACGCTAGTGTAGCGCGCTGCTGCGTCTACCCCAGCGCTACCGGCTGCCGGAGTGTAGGTCATGCTGTCGTCGACGATCACGCGCTTGCCGAGGAAGGTCGGCACGGTCATGTTGCCGGCGCTGTCCTTGATGAAGTCGATATCATCGTTGTCGATCATGCGCTTGTACACGACCGAGTGAACGGCGATCGCCTGGATGCCATCGACCGCATCGCCCATGGTGAAGGCGGCGCTGGTGAAGTTCTGGCGGGTGAAGATGGTGCTCGCAGTCACGTCGGCGTTGGTTGCGCCGGCGATGTCGAAAACCATGTCGCCGCCATCGTTGGCGACGTTGTCAGCCAGCACGCCGTTCACGCTAGCGAGCAGGCGGCGCTGCCACTGGCGGGTCCAGTAGGTGTCGATGCGGGCGCGGATCTGATCCATGGCTTTCGGGCCAAGTACCAGCTCGGAAGCCAGGTCGGACTCGGACAGGCCCTTGTTCAGGAAGGCCTTGCGGCTGATCTGCTCGCCCTGAACGATCTTGTCCGGGGTAGCAACCGAGGCCGGGTTGTCGTTGGACAGGTTCGGCGCGACGGTCTGGTCGATATCCTTCCAGAACGGCAGCTCGGCAGTCTTACCGGCCGCAGTGGCCATGCCATTGAGCAGCGGGCTCGAGGTGACGATGCCGGACTCGTAGAAGGCGGTCTTCTCCGGGCTGTTCACAGCCGGGAGGTCTTGGAAAACGGTGACATCGATGATGTCGGAAAGGCGAACGGTGGCCATTGGGGCTATTCTCCGTGGTATTCAGTCTTGAGGCGGTCGTACAGGGCCGGATCGCTCTTGCGAATGGCCGACAGTTCTGCGCCGGTGTATTCATCGAACTTCTTAGCGGCCCCGCCGCCAGGTTTCGCACCGCTAGCCCCGCTACCGGATGCTTTGCTGCCGACGATCAGCGGCGCAAAGGCCGGATCGTTGACGAATTCTGCTTTCAGTTCTTCCAGGGTCGCCGCGCTTGGCTTGCCGTTGGCGTCTAGGACGACCACAGCCGGCTTACCATCGCGGATATCCATGCTCAGGCGCGCTTGAAGGTGAGGCAGGAGGGCTTTCGCACTGCCCTGCACAGCCAGCTCGGCGGCAAGGTCAGTAGCGGCACGACCAACAGTCAGCTCCTTGATCTGGCTTGCCAAGCTGTCCCGATCGGCCATCAGTTCCTGTTCGCGCTTGGCCAGCTTCTCTTTCCAGCTGCTCTCGAGCGCCTCGACGTCACCATTCTTTCGAGCAGCTTCTTCGGCTGTCTTGCGGGCGCTTTCTTCGGCCTGCTTGCGCTTCTCGGCCTCGGTCTTCTTCTCGCTCAACAGCTCGTCGATCTTCGCTTTCAGGCCAGACACGTCCTCGCCCTGCGGGATGCCGTTGACCTTGAGCTGGTACTTGCCGCCCTTCTCTTCATAAAAGCCGTGCAGGCCTTCATCCAGCCCTTCCAGGCTGTCGCGTTCAAAATCGAGCATGTATCCCCCTGGGATGTGTTGCGCCCGGAACCCAGTTCGCAGGCAATAAAAAACCCGCTCTAGGCGGGCTCAGGATTACTTCGGTTCATCTGGAGGGCTTTCATCCTCCTGATCTTTCTCTTCGTCATCATCGGCGGATTGCAGCCAATCCGCGATTTCGGACTCGTTCGTGCTCATCCTGTCGTTGAAGCCTTCAGTCACCTTCAATGTAATCAACCTCGATAACCTTGTGAGATATGCCGCCAAGCGGGTCTTTTACTGCCTCTACAGACCTCACTTTATAGCGACTACCGGGCCTCAACAGAACCTCTCGCTCAGATGAGTTGATATTGGTGTAGTCGGAAATGTTAAGCGCGGACGATCCTTTCGGAGCATTGACCTTCAGGACAACTGATTTGCCTTTGTCTCCGCTAAAGCCGCCGATAAGCCCCGCATAGTTCTTCGCAACCCCCTGGTCGATCGTAGTCGATTGAGGCGTAACGTTCTTAAGCGACTTACCTATCAGCCCTTCTGCGCTATCGAACAACTCAGCGCTGCGCACGCCTCGGTAGAGCACATGGTCCTTCGTTGTCTTGCTCTTCTTGATAATCGAATCAAGCCTGGCGGACTGAGCCTTTGCTGCGTCGACCGTAGCCGCCGAGTACTTCGCCGGATTTCGCAGCACAGCGTTTGCTTCGTAGAAACCATCGCCCTTGTAGTACTCAATCGCGGCCACTTCATCACTAGACAGCTTGAGCTTTTTGGGCACAGACGCTGCTTTTGTGGGTGAAGCTGGTATTTCTACTAGGCGGTCTACGTTGGCAGGCTTTTTGACCGTTTCAATAGCGCGGTTCGGCCGAACAACTGTCGCCTTTGGCGTAGCCGGCTTAGAGGCATCCAGTTCAGCCTTACGAAATGCCTCCGGCTCAAGCGATTTCATCTGCTCGAGTGAAAGCGGCTTAAAGTTCCGATCCAACTGCAGTTCGGCAAAACGCTTTGCGCTTAGTCCGCCATCCCTGAACAGCTTGGCTCTCTCGGGCCCGAGGGCTGCATCTTGAAAGCTAGGCGGTTGTTTTTTCAGCCAGTCGTAGTAGGTCTCATTGGCGTCAACATAGCCATCCTTTGACGCTCTGGTGGCGCCCTCATCCAGGAAGCTGTACCGATCATCCAGCTCGGCGGCGGTCGTGCTGCGGCAGCGGATGTGCGCGGGCGGTACCGGCCCCTTGCCCATCTTGAACACCCTTCCATCCAGCGACTTGCACTGTGCGGACGTGCGACCGTCGAGAGTGGAAACCCAGCGGTAGCCAGTCACCACATCGCTGTTCGCCTTCCACGTCTCCATGCGCGCCACGCTGGCAACGTGCTGGATGCCGGTTCGAACAACCGCTTCGGCATTGCGCCGGGTGATCGCTAGCAGGCCGTCGCTGTACTTCAGCGCCTTGGTGCCGCGAATGCGGTTGATGATCTGCTGATTGGTCTCGCCCTGGACGTAGCCCATGCGAATAGCGCCGGTTACCCGGTTGCGCTCCGCCTGCGCCCAGTCAGCGATGAAGGCCTCCAGCAGCTTGCCGCCATCCGGCCCGGTGACACTGAGCGGCTGAGCCTTTACAGCGGCCTGTATCGTCTTCACGGTCGGAGCCGCTGCGGTGATATTGACCAGCACCTGATCGAGCGACCTTGCTTCAAACTCGGCCTCGTAGGAGCTGATATCGAACAGATCCAGCATCAGCTGTGCCGTGAACTCGCCATGAATCTTGGCAAGCATCGCATCAATGGACTTCAGCAGCCCCTCAAGGCGCGCCCGGCTGTAGTCAGTCAGCGTGTCGCGGCTCAGCCTGTCGCGTAGATCCTTGTCGATGCGCCGAAGGAAGGGATCGATCTTCTCGACCTCTCCCGACTTCAGACGCTCAAGCATCACGGCATTACGCGTTGCCGACTGGATCAGTAGTTCCGCCGTCGCCATCGTCGTCGTCCAAGTTCAGGCCAGACGTGCTGCTGGCAAGCTCCTCTCGAATTTCGTCGTCCGTTTTCTCGGCATCGATCAACCCGAAGCGGCGGAACTGCGACCACAAGTCAGCATCAGTGATCGCGCCGGCCTGCCAGGACTTGACCAGTTCGGCCAGGGTCTGAGGATCAAGACGGGCTTCGATGAAGTCCTGATTGAGCGCGTAGACGCATTCGCCAGTTGCGCCCATGAACTCCGCAGCGCACTGCAGCGCCTTGGTGTAGGCCTCGCTGACGTTGGATGCGACCAGGGAAAGCACAGAATGCTCTGCGGCGTTATCGGATGCGGCCTCTGTAGCGGTCTTCGTTGCGCTACCCTTCTCGATCAGGCGAGCACCAAGGGCGACCATCTGGCGCTCTTTGGCGTCCATCGCCTCTTTGGCCAGGCCGTTCGGCTGAGCCTGCAGGATGCCGGCCGATCCACCTTGCGGCAGCGGCAGGATTGCCCGAGAGCCGAAGTAGATGCCCTTTTCCTCAAGCATCTTGACCCAGTGATCGTCGAGCCCGGCCATATAGACCTGAGGCTGGCCGACCAGATAGACCGAATCCTCGTAGTCCGCGCTGTTGCGGTAGTGGCCGATGTTGATCTCGGCCAGGTCGTACAGCGGCGACTCATCGATCGACGTGTCGTTGTTCTGCGCACCGACGAAGAAGGCCGTGATCTCGCCCCACGGCGCACCGTTGCTGCGGCGCGGGTTGTAGGTCTCTGCGATCTCGAACGCGCCTTCGCCTGCAGCCTGGCGCCACACGTCGACGGTGTAGACGCCATCGCGCAGGCTCAGCACCCGGTATTGCGGGTAGCTCTTGACGCCGAAACCGTCCTCGACCTCGTGCGTCTCGCGCAGCACGGCCAGCGACAGAAGGTGACGTGCGCCAACCTTGGTCGTGCGCCAGTTGATCACCGCCTCAGCCGGGTATGCCGTAATGGTGGCCCGTGCCTTGCCGCTCTGCATGTCGGCCCGACTGGCGGACTCGACCGCAGGGAAGTCGACGAGGATCAGCGCCCGGCCAGTCTCCAGCACATCGGCCAGTACCGTCTGCGACTGCTGATAGACGCTGATTCCGGCGCCATTGGCGTCGGTGGCCATGTAGTCGAGCAGCGCCGGCACAGTGAGCGTCGGCACCACGCGGAACACAGCCCCGACCAGGCCGTCTCGAGTCCGCCCGGTTGCGTTGTAGAACACAGCGCGGGCCAGATAGCTCTCGTACCGCTCGGAGTTCTCCTTGCTCGTGTCGTGCCTGTTCGGCTTCGGCAGGTAGCGCTGCTCGGCTGCCTTTACCGCCTCGGAGCCCTTGCAAACGTCGCGCACCAGGCGCCAACGGGCTTGCGCTGCCTCGTATTCAGGGCGCTGGTATTGAACGTCGGCCATTATCGGGCGAATCCCATGTTGATTGAGGTTGCGGGCTTGATGATCGGGAAGCGGTGAACGACGAAGTAGCCGAAGGCATCGGCCGGGTCTTCCGTGCCGTCCTTGTTGGGCTCTCCGTGCTCGTTGTATGCCTGCTGCTCGAGCACCTGGGTGGTGACCGGGCATTTGTCGGTGTTGACCTTGAGCCGACGCACGCCCTCTCCATTGAGGAGCATTGCGTTGACTGCCAGCACACGGTCACGAACCATTGGGTTAGCCGGGTTGACGCGAACCGTGAAGCCGGCCTGCTTGAGCAGGCTGTGATCCGACTCGCTGCCGTTGACGCTCTTGCGATTCTTGCCGCTGGCGTCCGGGTATACGGTGATCTTGTGCTTACCCTGGTATCGGGTCTCCAGCGCCTCAATCATCGCGGGCGTATCGAATAGGCTGGTCAGCTCATCGAGCATCATCGGCTCGCCGTCACGAATGACGAACACACAGGCCGCCATCCGATTGATGTTGAAGTCCATACCTACATGCAGCTCTTCACCCGGGCGAATCGTCTCGTCGGTGTGATTCAGCCGCCGGCAGAAGTTCGGATAAACCGATCCGCTCACTAGGTTGACGAACTGGCCGTCAATGTAGGCGTCGACCAGATTGGCCGGGTACGACTCGCGCAGCGAAGGGATGTAGTCCTTCGGCAGGTTCTTGGCGTTCTGCCGCGTGCTGGCATGGACGATGCCATACAGCGGGCGCTGGCTTGGATTGGCGGCCAGCTCCTTGACGAACTTGCGATATACCCAGTTGAACCCCTCCGGCGTGGTCGTCACGTCGATGGTGTTCTCTCCGCGGGTCGGCCAGACGGTCGACATACGGGCGATGATCTTCTTCCAGGCGCTGTCAGCCTTTTTGATCGGCATACAGTCGATCTCGTCGACCAAGGCGTGCGCGATGTTGAAGCCGACGATGCGGCCAGGGTGCTCCATGCTCTTGCAGACGATCGTCGACAGGCAGCGGCCTTTCGAGTCGCGAAGATGCACCCGCTTGTTGCTCTGCACGATGTCAGCGAAAAGCCCGAATGCCTCAGCAACGCCCGGTATCGTGTCGTAGAAGATGTCGGCGATCTGCGGATAGGTCGGTGCGAAGTAGCCCTGCGGAATGCCAGGGTGCTCCAGTGCGTTGATACACAGCCGCACGCAGCCTACGAACGTCTTGCCGCTTCGATACCCGCCGACGAACGCAGAGAACTTCTTCGGGTGACTGATGAACTCGAACTGCGGCTTATTCAGCTTCAGGGTCGCTTGCATCTTCCACCCCGATGATGACTTGCTTCGGCTCAGGCAAGCCTTGATTCGGGTCTTCCAACTCGCGGCGCAGCTTCTCGATGCTGAGGCGTTTGGCCTCCAGATCAAGCCCAATGTCCGGGCGATCCAGTCCGAGCAACTTGGCCTTGCCGAGCGTCGCGCTTACCGCTGCAGATGACTGGGGGTTCTCGCAGCTCAGTGCTTTAACGCGGGCCTCTTCCAGTTCACGCAGCAGGTCATCCACAGTGATCTGGTTGCGCTCTGCAGCTGCCTGGCGCATCTCAGCCAGTCTTACCGCGACCTTACCGTTCGCCAGTAGCTCGCTAGCCTTCACCGCGATAGTGCCGGCCTTCATGTTCTCGGCGTTGTACGCCCTTCGGTAAGCCTCACTGGCATTCCCCGTCTCCAGGTAGGCCGAGCAAAAGGCCTCCTGCTTTAGGGTCAAGCTCATGCGAGGAACCTCGGTTATGTCTCCGCGCTCACGAAACCCATCCACTCCTCCACGATCCGCTGCAACACGGGCTCGGTCAGGATGATGGATGGCTGCCTTCCGGCTATTACGTCGCGAAGGAGGCAGGCGGGGATGACGTGGACGCCATCAGAGGCGATGACAGATACGTGAGGCTGCCTGTCGGTTAGCTCTACGACGTTTTGCATGGGCGCGCTCTCGGTTTACTGCCACCCACACCTCTTTCCCGATCATCACAGCGACACAGGCTGCAATGCGGAGTAGCAGGAGGGTGGCGTGGATGCGTTTCATGCGATGGCCTGCTTCACCTTGAACATGAACATCGGTTCGGTATCACGCCCATGCACGAGCGGCCACAGCAGGCCTTCGATCACGCTGAAAGCCATGATCAGGAAGTCGAGCGGCGCCCACTTGGCGAATACCAGAGGCGCCTCGGAATCGATGTCACCCATCCACAGCGGAATGCCGTAGTAGCTGCCGTGGTGCGAGCAACCAAATGCCTTGGCGGCTTTCTCTGTCATGTATCCCAGCATCATGCGCTCGCCTTCTTCTCGCCCCAGCGGATAGCCAGGTCGCGGAGCTTTTCTGTCCCGAGGAATCCGACACTGCCGCCGACAAACGTGGCCATGCTCTGCGGCAGGCCGAAGTATTCGAGCAGCGGGACAAGGGTCAGCGTGGCGAATCCACATAGCAGCCCTTCGAGCAGCATCTGCCGGCGCGTGCCCCCGCCATACACCACACGCAATACAGCGATAGTCACGGACAGGCCGAACGCATACAGGCTCGGAGCGATTGTCTGCAGCCATGCGAGAGCCGCAGCCCACGTTTCAGGACGGTCGGGCATCTTCATATCTCGGTTATCCCGCATGGGGCAGTTGATTAAGTCCGGCCTCACATGCCTATCGCTATCCGCTCGGAGCTAGGAAGCAGTCAAAGGCATGGGGCCGGAATAGGTTGCAAGCGGTCTGTGCTGATCTCAGACATGGGTCGACTGGTGCCGGTCTGTTTAATGCCGGAAACCCCGCGTGTTGGCGCGCTTTCCAACTCGACTTATGTACCGCTTAGCCCGTCAGCCCGGGCATTCGCTTGCAATTGGGTTGCACTGCATTGCACGTTAGGCCGCTTAAGCTGCCGTGGCGCTGCACTCTATTGCGCGATGCGGTGCGAATGGGTGGGCGCAGGATGGCGAGCCATTCAAACGGCCTTTAGCGCCCGAAACTGAGGCACAAAAAAGCCCGACTCAGTGGCCGGGCTCTTGTGAAGCGGTAAAACCGCAATCTGTGGGAATACTCACATACTACTGGCGCCACG